GGGTGATGTCCCGGCCCTGGTAGTCGTCGGTCAAGGCCGCTGATATAAGCGCAGACGGGATGCCGGACAGCATTACGTTGATCCCGGTCGCTCTGATTTCAGATGTTTCGTCAATTTCTGAAATGCGCAAAAAATCAGCCGCGCCTGAATATATTTCGCCGTCTATAGTGATGTCGCCGTATCCGCCCCACACGTTCACAGCACCGCCAGCGAAATCCATCTTGACAGCAAAGAACGGATTCAGCGCATCAGCTGAAAGCGCGTTTGTGAAGTTTGTGCCAAGCGAACGCGTCATATTGCTTCAACCACCCCGAACGACATTGAATAGAGGCCCGCTGTGTCGATGTTCCAGTCTGTGATTGATGTGTTGAGCCGGAACAGCCCCCTTGCGTTTGAAACAGTGACGGAAGCCCCGTCAGTAGGGCTTGAACGCAGATAAGGCCATATCGTCAGCGTTGCCTCGCCGTCAGCGTCAGAATCAACATCATCCAGAACCTTGTAAAGCTGGGTGTCTGCGCCTGTGCCGATCTGGATATAATCGCCCGCCTTCAAATAGCCTGTCGCAGATGCTGGCAAGCCGTCGATGTTCAGTTCGCTTCCTGTTTGCGATGCACCGTTTATGGCGGGTGTGCCTGGCGTCGTTGAAGCCGAACCGCGTGGCGTTGCGCCGTTAGGGTCGCCCATCAGGAACGTGCCATACGGGCCTTCAAGTTTCATGAAGAATGTGATCCATATTTCAGCATCGGCCCGCTTTTGCGGCGGCAGGGTGATATCGGCCTCCCAGCGTTGACCCTGATGCTTTACGACTTGCTGTTTTAAGTTGAACGGCGACAGCGTTCTGCCGACAACATTTGTCGCCATCAAGCGAACATTTGAGACACCTGTTGTCGGAAATGCCAGCGGATATGTGATTGCCATAACTTATGCCCCAAATACTGAACCAAACGAACCACCGCGCCGCTTTGCGTCTATAACACCAGAAACTGCCGCCTGTTGTATCTGCGGCAACATATTCATGACCTCTGTGCGAACTGTCTGCGCCACGCCAGTTGATAAATTGACTGTCTGGCTTATTGTAACAGAACCGCCCCCTGTTTGCCCATTAGGAATGATCGAACCAGACTGGTTCGGAACAAACATTTCAGGGCCACGTTCCCCGACCATGTAAGGCTGACCGCGTTGCACAGAGCCGCCGATTGCCTTGCCTGTAAGGCCGAAGGCTGCACGAAGCGGGTCAGTGACGGACTGCTGGATCGCGATCCGTGTCAGGTCAGCCAGTATCGACTGCGCCATACTTCTGAACGCGTCCTTGACGGATGATGTCTTTGTAAGAATGCCAGCCAGTGAATCCTCAAGGCTGCTGACGCCCCTGTCTGCCGCGTCCATCATTTTATCTTGAAGGGTCACGACTTCGTCGCCAGTTTCTTTGAACTCAACCTTCAAATGCTTGATGTCCCGGATGAAGTTCGGGAACTGCTCAAAGACAGGCCGGGACAGGTTGCCTACGCGTTCAAATCCCAAAGCTGTGTTGTTTATGGATTCATTTACGCCGTCAATTTCTTTTTTGTTGTTGCCGAATTCCCTGACTTCACCATTCACAATCATGAAGTTTCCGGCGATGCGCCGAAGGTTCATTTCTAATTCTTTTCCGAATGTTACTTCTTCAAGTCTGGGCAGGGCGTCGATTGTCTCGCCCAGCTGATTGTATGCGTCGACAAAAAAGTTGATAAAGTCACGCGCACCCTTGATGGCGTTTGCGAACCCCTTTGTTATTTGCACCGTCAAGAACGTGGCAAGATCAGCCAAAGGCGGCAAAACTGTTGCCGTGATAAACTGGCCTATTGACTGAAACGTCCGGCCCAGCTTATCAAACTGATCATTTGCCTTTTCAACAGCAGCAGCCTGATCGCCTGTTAGTTCTATTGTGACAGCGTTGAATTCATCACGCAGCTTGTTCAATTCACCAGAACCGGCTTGCAGGGTGTTGACCAGATTGACACCTGATCTGCCGAATAGGTCAAACGCAATCCGCACCCGGTCAGCTGGGCTTTCGATTTGCGTCAGCGCGTCTGAAACTTCGTTCAACAGTTCGTTCGTGGGCCGCAGATTGCCCGCCTGATCAGTCAAGGTTATGCCCAAAGCCTCAAACGCACGAAGCCCTGTGCCGATGCCTGTGGACGCCTCTGAAATGGCCCTGCTGAAGCGCGTCAGCCCCTTTTCTAGTTCCTCAGACGACGCCCCGGTTTGCGATGCCGCAAACTGCAATGATTGAATTTGATTTACCGTCAGCCCCAGCCGGGATGACGCCTTTGCCAAGTCATCAATCTGTGTCGCAAATTCTCTTAGCCCGGCGGCGGCTGCAAGCCCAGTAAGGGCGACCCTGACGTTTGCTATTGAGCCACCAACACGACGCAACCCGCCAGCAACAGAAGCGAATGCCTGACGGGTTTTGTCGATTGCGGTCAGCTGAATTTTAAGATTTTGATCTGCCATCTTCCATCACCTTAAAATAAGCGAACCATTCGTTCAGTTCAGACAGGGTCAGCTGTTCGATTTCGCCTTGCGTCTTATTTAACCGATCCGCCAAAGCCATCACGTTCAGCCTAAACGGATCGTCTCTTAGTTTTTTTCCTGATCCTCGATGGTCTGAATGCCGTTGAACATTCTATTCCCGATGTCAGAAATCCGCGCTGCTGGTTCCTTCATCAGCACGAACTTATCTTCAAGGGTGAAAATACGATTGCCGTCAGCATCTTCAGCCTTAATGATGATCAGTTCGACCATCCCGGCGATGGTCATGTTGTTCAGAAAGTCTTTGTGCTTACGCTGAACCTTATCAATGTCAGCACCGTTGATTTCTGTGCAATAGATAACCAGCGGCCCAGCATCGTCGCCCCATTCCGGGACTTCAATGCTGCGCCTCTGTTTGCCTTGATTTTCAGCGATACGGCTTGCAATAGACATATTATGTGACTGTGCCTTCTGTCAGTGCGCCTGATCCCTGAAACGACACAGATGCCTCAACCATGCCGTCGAATGACGCAGTGATTGTGCGGCCTGTGACCAAGATTGAACCAGACAGCTGATGGTCGCCAGTTGTGTCGCCCTCAACCTGAACAGAAATTGTCCCGGTGTCGCCGACCTGAACGTCCAGCTGGCCTGTGTCTGTATCGTCAAAGAACACATCCATTGAGCCAGAAAATGACTTCAGGCCCGATGTATATGTGCGATCTGTGTCGCCCATTGTGCTGTCTTCGATGACGTCCATTGATTGTTCGATTGAGTACGAACGGATTTCGCCGATGGTGTTGCTTCCAATTTTCACAACACCGTCTTTGCCGACTAAAGTTGCCATTTCACATTCTCCTGTTAAGCGGCAGTTTCAACATCATTTTCAAGTGTTCGGTATTGCACCAAAACTGTGAAGCGACCCACGGCAACGGTTTGTTCGCCGTCCCCGATAAAGTCCGCCTCAAACGCTGTGACTTGCAAATCTTTTGACAAGCCGCCCAGCGTTACGTCTGCCGCCAAAGCCTCCTCGACTTCAACAGCAATCGTGTCCAGCGTGTTATCGTAGTTTGATGTCGCCACCACATACGCCTCAACGCCTAAATCTAAAGTCCGCATAATTGAACGCGGAATATGCAACGTGTCGAAATCAACAGATTCCGACTTTGTAAAAACGCACAGCCCGGGGACTTTGGAAGTTTCCAAAGGAAAAACCCGGTTGCGAAATACATTTGACCCGGTTGTAGTCAACCCGGTCACGGCATTGACAACAGCGTCGCGGATTTGTTTGCGAACGTGTGCCATCAGTTTTTCTCCAGAACCAGCACCGTCATCCCGGTGCCGTCATCCTGAACGATGCGAACGGTGTATGCAACACCGCTGATTGTTATCGCATCGCCTTCAGCGGCGGTCGAAACATCTGATGTTCTACAGTGAAACCGGGGCTGCTGAAGCGCAACCCCGATACCGCCACCGGCATCAACCTCGATGAAATCGTTGTCGAATATGCCGTTCACAGTCGCCGCAACGCCGCCAGCTGGCGTGTAGGTCGCCGCAACCCCGAAGTCATCGGGGTCGACAAATATCGCTCTGTCTGTGGCGGACTCGACTGCCAT